TTAAGACGTATACTTCGAAATCGTCACATCTAAATAACTTATTCAAACGTTGTGCTAGGTTGATTGCGTGTCCAGGATTACTAAAAGATACTTTCTTGTATTTTGGACCAGGAAAGTTTACCAACGAATTAAGGCTACGAAGATTTATCGCAACTCCTTTATAAAATACGGAATATACTGCCGTTGCTTTGAGTACTTGTTCACTACGGTATGTTTGATTGTCCGTATGTTCCAAGATTATTGTAGGTTTAGGTCTTGCCATAAGAGTATCCTTATTAATGGTTCTACTCTTATTTATCTAATTATCAGAATAATAGACGTATATAATGGTTATTCCTCATTGAAACCACCACCATCCAAAGTGGTTCCAACGTTGGTATTACGTTTTTTTAGTTCTAACAGTAGCATAGCAATGTCATTTTGTATATTAACTGCTTCATCCATAGGAAGTGTTACCTTGTGGTCACCTCTAAGATTTGCTCGTTTGATTGCCGCTAGAAAATCTTTTAAATTTTTATAATCCATCTCGTTTAATCGCTAATTTTGTTTCGTTTTGCATTTCAGATTTAGTTTTGAATGGTCCTATAAACTCGTAAGTATTTAGTGTATCAAGTTTTCCACCATAAAACCATCGCCAGTCAACTGCAAATCTTACTCCATAATAACCAGCGGCATATCGTACTTTACTTGTTTCTGTTTTAGTATAGGTTGGAATTTGTTTTCCTTTTAACTCTATTGTTTCTGTGTTATATGGTACATGTTTAGAAGGATAGTCTTCTACAATTCCTAATGAAGTCTTCAAGGCTTTTCTTTCAGATAACGGATTTGATTCAACTATAGGACTTTCTTTTGCTTCTAGTATCTTCTCACCAAAACATTGTATGAGTTCTGAATGTGTAACGTGTTCATTATTGATTCCAGAAGATATGTCTGTATTCTTTACATTGACTACAAAATCATCAGATGAACAGAACCGTATTGTTCCTATTTTAATACCTGAGTTTTCTAAAATCCAAAACTTATCTTTAACTATTTCTTTAGTGTATATCATATCTATCCTTTAAGAATGGCATAATAATTTTATCGGTGAAAATTATATGTTGATGTCCTGACGGATGAAAACCATCGGGACATAGTGGTATTCCAGTAGTTACATTATGCTCTTTTGCCCATTCATACATTCCCTTAACAGGTAAGAACACATCATGGTCAATTAAATCAATTAAATGTTGTGTCTCTTTTGATTCAGTTTCAAGTGAAAACATTGATTGCATAGTTGTCATAAAATATTTAATTTTATATTTTTCTAACAAATGTTGTACCCTTAATATATGTTCTAATGTTTGTATTAACTGTCCTTGGGTATTATGAAAATGCTTATAATATAATTTTGATTTTTCATACTCCCAATGAGAATTTAGTATTTCCCAATTTCTGTAGCCATCTATGAATTGCGTAGGATTTTCTATCCATCCATCTTCATTTTCTTTCCAATTCTTCTGAGAAGGATTGTAAATATAAACTTCATGTCTATCCGGATGAGACCACTCTACCCCTACAATTATGTTTTCTGGTTGCACTCCAAGGCTAAGTTGATTACTAACTTCCCAAATAACACTTCTTGCAATTAAACCATTACCTTGGCTCGACATGCCTTTTGGTATTAGTTCGTATTCTGGTAGATTTTTTGCTAAGTGTAAAGGCCAAGTTTCAAGATTGCCACTTAGGGTTTCACTAAAACTACATCCTGCTGATATTAATTTCTTTATCATTTAAATCTTTTTAGTATCTTCCATGTTTCTTTCCAATTCTTTACATGATGAACCTCAGTACGGTCATAGGGACCATATTCAATTACTTGTGCAATTCCATAATCATTGCCACCAGGTTGTATATTGTCACCGAAGAATATCAGTTCATCTTGGAATGTGAAATCTTTAAGTATCTGTGCTTTGTCTTTACCTATTTCTATAATATCTAATCCAGTTTCGCCTGCTATCTGCGATACAATATTAAGTTTTTCTGAGAACTTCTTATTAAATTCATCAGAAATCGTTTGTCTTTCATTCGTTGATGTATCGTATGTAACATACTTCTTTCTTTGGGCCTTTGATGCATTTCTACCAAGTATACTAAAGTTTAATAAACCTGGTCTAGAGTCAAAATGTAATCCAGTTTTTGGTTCCCATTTACTGTTAATCATTTTCTTTACTAAGAACTTGTGTGCTACCTCAGGTAACTCAAAATCTTTAGTATTGAATACACATACACCTTTTTTATGTTTAGTATTGCCTGATGAATTATATACTGCGTTTACTTTTGCGTATAGAGTTTCACCAATCTGTTCTTCGGTTTTGTATCTATCACTTCCTGTGACTAAGTATACGTTGTTCCATTTGTTAAACTCTAAGAACCACTTTAGAAATTTTTCATCAATCTTACCTCTACTTGGAGTAAGAGTACCATCCACGTCAAAAATATAATTTTTCATTTACTTCCAAAACAGTATAACCAACCCATAAACAAATGTTATCACTGCGAATACTAATAAGGATTCAATCAATGAAGTTGGTTTTCTTTTTCTCATTGTGCCGGATATGGCTGATTAAGGATTGATGCAAGTTCATCTGGTGACTTAGCAAGATTTTGTAAATCATGTATGCCACAGAACTTTAAGAAGTTCATACCAACACCAGCATTAGTCTTAGGAATACTATTCTCTGCAATAGTTTCTACAAACTTTACTTTTAAATCTATAGGTTGAGCAGTTAAGTCAACTAGTTTTACGTTGCGTTCATAATCATCACGTACTGTATGCTCTACACCATTATGGTCAGTCCATACCTGTAGCATAAAATTATTCCAATTAAATCCACCATTTTCTTTATCTGCATATGCTTCTAACATACCAACTTTGTTCTTTGTGCCTTTCTTACGACAACCAGGATATGCACTAAAGATGTTATCTGATGTATCACCACGGACACACTTCTCAAACAATGCCCACTCTGGGTCTACTTTTTCTTTAACTTCACCAGTTTTCTTTTCTTTTATAGGTGTCATGTTCTTATCATCTTTAAAGAAACCATCTTTAGTAATGATACGATTTTGTACACCGTCATACATTGTTACGTTATCTGAAATTAACTGAAAGTAATCACTATCACTTGATACAATAATGTGATTGTCATTTGGATGTGCCTCGATGAATAGTGCAATCATATCATCTGCTTCGGCTTCGGGATTTTGTAATAGTGTTACGTTTGTTTTTTCATCTAAGAATGTAATCATATCATCATATGATTGATACATGATTTGGTCTTCTTCTTGTTCTCTGACACTCTTAGCCATACGGGCGACTTGTCTGTTCTTCTTATATGGTTCATAGAAGTCTTTGCGCCAACTACGACCTTCTAAACAGAACACGGCATGGTCTGCGTTGAATTTGTTATAACATAGTTTTACACTACTAAGCATAATATGATATGCCATACCAATTTTCATATCAATACTAGCACCACGCATTGCAACGTGTTTTGCTCTATGATACATATTAAACGAATCTACTAGAATGAATGTAGTCATGTGTTCCCCATTTTATGAATAAGTTAATACCATTATAACACGATTAATGATAAAGGTCAAATTAATAGTACTCAGAGGTATTTTTATCGGTTTTAACCTTGCTAATGATTAGACCATCTTTACTATCCGTCATTACACTTTTTCTGACACCTTCTGCATCTTCTAAATCATTCAGCACAATATTCTTACATAAATCATTAAACCAGTTGTCAACAATTTGGTCTTGTTCAAGACCTTCATATCCGTTTTCTGCTAGATACTCTACGAACTGGTCATTGAAATCTAATTCAAAGAAACCTTGTCCTGGTTTATCTTTATCTAATTCCATACCAACAACTCTGACATATTCTTTGCCTTGTAATGTTGCCATGTTTTTATCGTGTGCATGTTGGTCTATATGACCATACTTGAAGTTAATCTTTTCAAGTGCAATTGCTTGTTCTTTTTCGTCAACAATTCGTCTAGCAATTGCTCTTTCTTTTTCTTCTGGTGTGCCAAACCAGTTAGATGGATTTAGTGGATTGCTCATCTATATACTCCTTTCTTTGGTTGTTCTTTTTGTTTTCTTATCATTGCTTTAGACATATAAGGTTTAGGTATTTGAAATCCTCGCTTTTTTCTTCCAATAGGAACTTTTGCCCATCTATCAATTATATTGCCTTTCTTGTTCTTATACTTAACACGAACAAGTACATCTTTAATCTTTGATTGGATATCAAACAATGCTTGTTTTAGTCCTTTGTATTCTTTTGATTCTATTTCTGTACCATCTAACGTTTCAAACGTAAATGTTTTCATCTTACTGCTCATTTGTTTCCCTTTCATATTCAGTGAAGTCGTAGTCTTTATCTCTCCAGACTTCGTTATCTTCTTCATCTAAAATTTTAATCCATTCAATGTCAAAGTCGCCTAGCCCAACTGGTGTTTCATTTTCTGGTTCATGGTCGACTGCATTCTCACCCAAATCGTCCATTAAATCATCTAAACTTTCAGCAGTGTTTCCTTCACGTACAAAGAATTTCTTTTCAGCATCGTAGTAGTTAACTTCCCATAGAACTGTGAAGTTTACCATCCTATTTTCTCCCATGGAACATCTTTATTACCAAAGTGTCCATATGTACAGTTTTCACTATACTTATAAAAATCAAATAAACCAAATCTATCAATGATTCCTTTTGGTGTTAGGTCAATGTTTTCTTCGATATACTTTTGGATAGTTCTATTGTGTCCATTACTATCTACATAGATACTCGTTGGCTCTTTAACACCGATAGCATAACTCAATTGAATTTGACACCAATCTGCCATGTTATCTGCTACAACATTCTTTGCTAACCATCGTGCCATGTAGGCGGCACTTCGGTCGACTTTTGTTGGGTCTTTTCCAGAAAAGGCACCACCACCATGGGGAGCATAGCCACCATAAGTATCAACGATAATCTTACGCCCGGTAAGTCCTGTGTCGCCATCAGGACCACCAATGACAAACTTGCCTGTAGGATTAATATGCCATGTAGTGTTTTCATCAATTAAATCTCCCATTACATTATTAACTGCTTCACCAACTGTACTTTTAAGAAGTTGTTCAGAACCCTCGGTATGCTGTGTACTTACAACAATCTGGTCAGCACGTTTTACTTTACCACCTTCATATTGTAAACTTACTTGTGATTTCGCATCTGGTAATAGAAATTTATAAGCAGTATTTCGTTTCTCTTTGAGGTCTTTAAGTATCTCGTGTGCGTAATATATAGGTGCTGGTAGCATTGCATTGTTTTCATTAGTTGCATAACCAAACATTAATCCTTGGTCTCCAGCGCCGAAATCATCGGTTCCTAGTGCGATATCGCCTGATTGTGAATGTATTTCATTATAGACTTTTAGTCTTTCCCAATGAAAGCCTTCTTGTTCATATCCAATTTCTTTAACTGTATAGCGGACAATTTCTTCTACATCGTCCTTACTAACATTAAAGTTCTTTACTTCACCCGCTAACGTTACGTGGTTAGTAGTTACAAGTGTTTCGACTGCAATCCTTGTAGTTTCATCACCATTTTTTAGTCCAGCATCTACCATTCTATCACTAATCTGGTCAGAAACTTTATCTGGATGACCGTCGCTTACACTCTCGCTTGTAAAAATATAGTTGTTCATTCGAATCCTTAATAAAAGTTAATAGTTATCTACTATTATACAAAATAATAGACCAAAAGTCAAGTGGTTTTATTCTATTGTCTTTCCCAAGTATGCTCAGAAGTCAATTTAAAACTGCCAAAACATGGCATATTCCAACGCTCTGGTTCTATCATACTTAAAAACAGCCCATTATTACCTTTGTAAAGATGATATATTCTGCCTACTACAGGATTGATATTACATGTGGCATTATACACCATTTCAGTATCTTCTGTTAGTTTGGCTAATCTAAAGTATTCTTCTTTGAGTTCTTCAAATTTAGAAGTAAGTTGTGCCCGAGCATTTGCTCCTCGTTCTCTTTTCTTAGATAATACGGCAGGAACTGTAAATGCTGGTGCTCCTACATTTGTAGGATAAGGAGATAATCCAGGATTATCTGCTACTAAGTCTGGCTTCTTCACTTTTCTTGTAAGATAGAATATACGTCATAACCAGCATCACGTAATTTAGCACCGCCACCTAAAAACTCAAGTTCCATTATACTTAATATACATGAAACGTTTGCTTCACATCTTTCTATCAACTCAATGGCAGCCTCAAGTGTTCCGCCTGTTGCTATAACATCATCAATAATCAGAACTTTATCATCTTTTTGTATTGCATCTATTTGTAAATGCAATTCATCAGTTCCATATTCTAATTCATATTCAGTAAAGATTGTTTCTCCTGGTAGTTTACCTTTCTTTCTAGCCATTGAGAATGGTATACCAGTTTGAGAACTCAAAGCACCTGCCATTGGAAATCCACGAGCATCTAAACCAACTATTTTATCAAATTCTACTTTACCTTTTGCTAAAAGATAATCATCAAACAATGACATTACATTCTTTAAGCCTTTAGGTGCATTAAAGATACTTGCCATATCCTGATAGAGTACTCCAGGCCTAGGATGGTCTGGAATAACTCTAATCAAGTTTTGAATAGTTTTTGGGGTTGGTTTTATAATAGTCACAAGTTGTTTTCTAACTCTGTAACTCTGCTTCTAATTTTACAATCTCTTCTTTTAGATGTAGTTTCTTTAATTTCAATTTAGAAACAACTCCATCTTCCGTATGCATCTTAAATGCAGTAATGATTCCGTTGTCTAAATCTCTGTGTTGTTTCTTAAGATAGATGAGGCGTGTACGTTTCTTCTCGTCTACGTCTGGTCGTATTGGTGTAGTCATATCCATTAACTCCTATATAAGACCTCTCTCAGATGTATTTATATTATTAGTTACCGGCTTTTGCAGGTAAAATATATTCATATAAACCTAGACCACTATCAACTGAAATCATCATAGCACCTTGGTCAGAGAGTTTCATATTCATGGTACTTGTGTCACTTAGTCTAAGAATAGTTAGAACTGTTGATAATGGAAAACTCCACCCAGTCTTTAATTCGCCTTCAACATTTGATGCAAATGGAAGTTCTACTTTATCTGTTGAACTATCACCAATATAGAATACTAAGTTACCATCAACTGTTCTTGCAGTAAGCAATGGGTCAAATGCACCTAGAATACCTGCAAAGTATTGTAAGTCTTTGATTGCTTTTTGTGATGGCATAATTTCTACATTCCATGCCGCACCTCTGAAAGTTGCAGTTTTAATTTGGGCATCTACTAATTCACTTACGATTACTCGATATGAACTATCAAACCCACCTGGCATTGAGAAGTTAAGTTCGGTAGTAACGTCTGCACCATTACGTGTTTCTGTGCCTACTTTAACATCTGACTCAATTGCATTGCCTTCTTTATCTTCACTAGTATAACTAAGAAGACCACTAAGAACGCCTAGTCTACCTAGACCAAACTTTCCTTCGAATTCAGGAACTGGCGTGTGTAATTTGCCACTTAATACAACAGTACGGTCTTCGTCCATCGCATCGATTGTAGTCCCCTCTTTATCTGTTGTCACTTTAGCCGCTTGGATAATACCTAGCGAATGTGTGTGCTTCACAATATCTTTTAAAATATCACGCATTTTTGCTCCTTTTGATTAATATTAATTTATTATAACACAATTTAGAACCATTTGTCAACCTATAAATCGAATAGATTATCAAATGTTTCTGATGCATTTGCATCACTCATATCCCAATTTAGTACTCCAATTAGGTTATCTAGTTTCTTATCAACAATAGTCTGTTCCATTAACTCATGGTCAAATGGCAAATCTTGGAACCATTGTGGTATTTTTGTAGCATCTACAGGATATGCAACACTTTTCAACTTAAATGTATTTGGCTTTAGTTTACATATAATACATTTCATACCATCTACAATTTCTACTGCATATCGGTCTTGATTAAGTTCTCGCAACATATTCCAGTTTAGTGCGGCAGATACGTGTCCAGGAAGATGCACTTTATCTCTTTTAGATTTATCACCGCCGTTATTCAAATCTCTTGCCATTGCCTTCTTGGCGGCATTCACTCTGTTCTTGTATGAAGTCAAATTATTCACACGGGACTGAGAACCTTTTTCCCAACCAGGCTTTGCTCTAAACTCTTTCTTAAACTCTTTAACCATCTCAATAACGTCTTCTCTGCTACCATCAGTCAACACTTTCAATAGTACTTCACTGAGAAAGTTTTGCATATATCCAGGAGTATCAGAACGTTTTAGGTCAAGACCCATTGCTTTAATCTTTCCTGGCTTACCATCAACATCTCTGCGTTCACCGTCATCATCATAGATGAGCATTGCGTATCGTTTCTTTTTAATAAAGATACCTTGTGTCGCACAGTTCTCACGACCAGCAACAATAATCTCACCTTCTTTTCTAGGAACATTAAAGAATGTTTTCATAAAATCTGGAAAACTTTCGTTCACTTGATTCGCTACCTCGTCATACAAAGATAACACTTTATCTTTATCCCACTCAATAGTTCCATCATCAATCTCTTGTTTGTAAACAGGATACATTGAATAGTAAATGGAGTCTGTGTCACCGTAGATAACTGCTGGACCTTTGTAATCATATGCACCTGCAATAACTTCATTTGTCTTAGCACCCATATGTCGAGTAATGCAACGACCTGTTAGAGTTGTACTCTGACCAATACGTTTATCATAGAATCGACAACCTTGGTTCAAAATCGCACCATATAATGAGTTCAAGTTAATCTTCTTAACAAGTTGTCGTTTATCCCAGAATGCTATTTCTTCTTTATCACCGGCTTCAATTGCCTTTTTCTTGTTCTGTTGCATCACTTGTCGTTCTGCATACCACCGTTCTAATAAACTTGGAATAATACCTTGAACGTCTTGCTTGAAAATAGTACCATTGGCTGTAAGAGTCCAGTTCAATTCACTATTGTATATTAAATCATATGCTTCTGCGCCTGATAGTGCTTGTGTTGTTTTGTTTTCTTCCCATGGTGCATCTTCTAAGACTAAAGTAATATTACTTGCTTTGTCTTTCTCATTAACTAAACGAAATTCTTCTGAACTAAACGTTTCGTCCCATGCTTGAGATGAACCGTATGTTTTAGCACCAGTCTTTCTGCCCTCTGATATTCTATCACCAATAAGTTTATTTGTAAAGTCTGGTCTTAGTTGTCCAGCAATAGTTTCTGGTGACATATTCATTGCACGAATAACTGAAGGATAAAGAGAGTTGATATCAATACCTGCTACCCACTTCTGTAAACCTTTCTTGGGAACTGCCACAAAAGCACCAGCGGCCTTCTGCATTTCTAAGTCATGTAATTCTTCGTCACTCAAATCAACATCATCATCTGACCATTCACGTCTCTTTCTGTCAGGAACAACCATACCACGTCTGTGTGCTTCGTTAATGATTGCTTGTTCTGTAACTGCAACTGCGCCCATTGTTGTTTTGATATTAACAGTGTTATCGTGGGCAATTTCATTTGCTAGTTCAATAAATCTTAATTTCTTATCAATCTTATCAAGTAGTGCAACGTCTTGTCTGTTGTATTCTACAAATTTATAAAAGTCATTGTTATATAATTGGTCTAATGTGCCTTCATAGGCAGTTTTCTTTTCACCAACTTCGTGTTCACCAATAGTATCAAGTGAGTAGGAATGCATTTCGTGGTAAGTATACTTACGATATAGTTCTAAGTAGTCTAAGTGAATTCTTCCGAACAAGTCAAACGTTTCTTGTTCTTTACCATATTTTACTATCTTACGTTTCTGAGGAAATAAATCCCAAAGACACATCTTGCGTGTATGCGACTTACTTAATACCTCAGTTATTCTATTAACAGTATAGGGAATATCATAACCTTCAGAGTTCCAACCAGTTAACACATCTGCATCTTCAATGACATCCATGAAATCATTCAGCATATCTGCTTCACTTAGGTATAGTTGAGTGTTATCAAATTGCTCACAAATACGTTGGGCTTCTTCAAGACCTTCACCACTTCTCATCGACTTGGGTGGGATAGCAAGAGTCACAAGCAAGTCTAACCATTGAAGATGTACTGTGATTGCTGTGATTGGCATGAATGGGTCACTAGGGTCAGCAAATCCCCGATTTGCATCGAAGTCTGTTTCGATATCGAAAAAGGCAGTATTTAGAGTAGGCGAATCAAGACCATTATAATTCTCACTCAAACACTTAACTTCAGGCTTCATATCACTTTCGTAAAATGTCTTGCCTGTGTTTATCTTTCGTTCTTTATGGAGGTCTTTGAGACGTTTACATTTGATTTGACGAACTTTGTCACCATGAATACTTACATGGTCACCGCGTGGGTCTTTCACATAGAAAGTACGCCACGCTGGATAATCATTGTAAACTCGTTTACCTTTACTTCTTTCTACAACTTGAACAATATCTTTGTCTTTGTTGTAGAATGCATCTACATAACTCAAAGAGTACGACCAACTGTTTCTAAGATAGTTTCCATATCTTCAAAGTCTTGGCGAGTTTCGGCAAGTTTTGCCTTGTGTGCCACAGAGATTGCTTTGTTTAAAACTGCTGGTTTGACATCGATTTCTTCAGCAATTGCTCTTACAGTATCACGTAATCCACCTTTGAGGTCTTCACATTCTTGTAGAACTAGGCAGCCTTCATTCACTAATTGAATGAGTTTTGCTTTTTCTTCTTCATTAATTGCGTCAATTGACATATAAATCTCCTATAAGTTGGACAATAAAAAAGAGTGCTTTTACACACTCTTTATATATTAACATAGGTGACTTACAAAGTCAATAGATTTTTATGATTATTTGGCTTGTTTTTCTGCATCTTTCATGGCTTTTTCTACCATGTCATTCGCATGTTGCTTAGATGCCGCAAGAGGATTACCGAAACCAGATTTATCAGCCGATTTTGCTAAAGCACCCTTGGCAAAATCCTTAACTTTAGTGCCAACTGCTTTTATTTTATTCTTTGTTAAATCTCTTTTCGCTTGTGCTACTTGTGATGGAGTAGCGCCTGTGCCACCACCAATCTTTTTGCCCATATTAGCAATCATTTTGCCTTGTGGACTATTAACATTATGCTGTTTGCCACTTTTATCTTTTATCATTCCATTTACTGCACCCTTTGCCGCACCTCTGGCTACTTGACCTTTAACACCTTTAGATGCTAATGCGCCGCCAACTGCTTTTGCCGCTTGTCCTAATGCTGGTAAAATCTCATCAATACGTTTGCCTTCTTTGATGCCTTCACTAAGTTTGCTAAATGCAAAGTTTGATAGTTTAAGCATACCTTCTTTGGTTCTTAGCATGTTGTCAATTTTTTCTTGTGTTTCTGGCTTAACTGCATCATATACTTGTGATACTGCTGATGCTGTGTATAAATCTACTTTCATCTTGCCATCGTCAAATTTTACTTGTTGATTTTGTTTGTCTGCTACAATCTTTTTAATCGTATCAATTGCTTTATTGTTACTCTTTGGTTTCATATCCATAACTTTTAAGAATTCGTCTCTAGCCGCAATTGCTTCTTCGTCTTCTTTGTTTGCACCTTCATTTTTGGCTTTCCATTTTGCTTCTAATTCTTCTATGTCGTTATAATAATCTTTATCCCATTCATAGCCATCTGCTTCTAATTCTTTCCACTTTTCTGGGTCAGAAGTAGTCGTACCGTAAGAGGCGGTGCCAGTATCTTTTCTGTACTTTCTCATTCCTGACGCTTTATAATCTTTTTTCATTTTAGCAACCATATCATCTCTGCCCCAAAATGAACCTTCTTTTAAACGAGCATCTAATTGAACATCATCATAGCCTTGTGCTTTATATTTGTCATGTAATCGTTTTGCTTCTTCGTAAGATAACCAATGGTCATTAACTTCAGTACCACCAACCCAAACAGTATATTCCATTTGAGAACCTTTTACTGTTTTGTCATATTCTTCTTTAGACATATCACCATGATAGTCATCATAAGATTCTGCTTTAGAAAGTATCATATCTTTCCATTCATATCTTGGGTCACCTGCTTTAAAACGTTTCCATGCTTCAGTATTATTATCTTTGTCTGCTTGTGTTACTTCCATTTTACGTGGTTCAGGATAATTACCTTCTGCCAAATGTGCATCAATACCTGCTGTTGATTTCATTCCCCAATGTTTAGCCGCATTCTTTGCCGCATCATAAGATGATACTGCATGAGTTTCATGTTTGCCTTTTTTGGCATGAACGCAAATGTAAGGACGTTCTTTTTGTTCTGTAAGTTGTGTCAGTTTCATAAGCCTTCTACCTTTTAATCATTGGTGATTTGACAGGATGTTTATATGATAAGTTGCCTACTTCGGCACTATATCCCATCTTAGTTTTCTTTTTTTTCTTAGATTTTTTAGATGCATATATGCTCTGTTTTGGGTCACCACCACCTAATGGAGATGCCACAGTGGCTATACCACCAGCACTTGTCATTTCACCTAATATCTCATGTATTTTCATAATAGTATTTATCTAAATTGTTTTAAAACGAGTTCATCAAAATGTGGAAATTCAGACTTATATGAGATTCCTCTTCTATCTTCTAGCATTTTAAACTCTTCTGAAGCAAGATTCTTCATCTCTGAACTGACCCTAGAATTTAAAATTTGATTTCTGAGTGATTTTAACATGGTAATATACTCATTTTTCTTATAAAGGTTAGTCATTTCATTCTCCATATACTCTATCTGTTCTGACACAGCATCAGCATGGCGACTACTTAACATTGATATAGATAAATGTCGTGGTTCTTCTATATAGTTGATTAGAAACCATACCTTTCGCTTATAGTCATGTTCTGCTAACTTATTGTTTATATAGACAAGATAGTCTTTAAAATACGGCAGAGATAAGGCATTATGGGCACAACCAAATCCTATAACTAGATTCTTCAATCTTGTTGACTCTGTTAAGAACATATCTAAGTTATTGTCCCACGTCTTAAAGTCCATTCCCCACCGAATTAGTTCTGCTCTCTCGTTAATTGCTTCTCCAGATAATTGCATAATGTATATTATGTTAGGAGTACGTTCAATCAATTCAATAAATTTCGTAAATTTCTTTTTAGGAAAAGCCATACCAGTTGTGATTGTAACTGTTACTTCTTGCTCTGGCTTTACATGGAATTTTGAAAGGTATTCTAGGAATACATACATATGGTCAGTAAAGAAAGGTTCACCGCCTAATAGACTTAAATTAATAGTAGGAGCATCTGCTAATGTAGTATTGAAATACTCGGTCAGTAAATCCATTACTTTATGAAATATCTCATCTTCAGTATCAGGATATCGTTCCTTCAATTCTTTTTGCCATCTTGAACTGAGTTGTGGTCCACAATATACACAGGCTAGATTACACTTGTTTGTCAGTTCAAGTTCGATAAAGGTAGCAGGAGTATCATAATCAAATTTAATAGAATGATTAGTATATAATGTTCTGTGACTTTGTCCAGACCTATCTTCTGATTCCCAACATACATGGCAATCTGGACATCTTACGCCAGTTGCTAAGTCATTTTTTCTCTTTTGAAGAATTGGATGATTGAAAAGAAAATCTATACCATTCGTATTTAGAGTTTCTAAGTCAAATGTAGTTTCTTTTGTTTGTTGAGCAGTTAAGTCTGTTTTACAACACCAACTAACTGTTTTCTTGGGTAATGATATGATAATATCATTCCAAGTTTTATAACACATTGTGTCTTTGTTATACACTTGAATGCCTTTATCGTAAATTTTTCTTTGGAACTCCGTCTTTATCAACTGCATTGCCAAACTTGGCCGCTTGTTTCTTAATCTCATCAGGACCTACATCAACAGTAGTGTTAATACCTGGTACGATTTTGCCTACACCACCAGTTTCGTTAGTTTTTTTTCTTTTCAAAAGATTGATTTCTTTTTGTAAGATATCAACTGCTTTTGTTAATTTCTCCATTTTAAGTTCGTGTGACAAATCAGCAACATCACTATCTTTTTCATTATTCTCAACATCTGCTAATAGAGCCGAAAGAATATTATCTGCTTGAGGATATTTTGCTTTCAACATCATCATTGCTCTTGCAGTTTTAGGGTCAAAGGCTTTTAACTCATCATCTGTCTTTTCTTGTTTTTCTTTTACTGACTCTTTACGACCTAGAGTTGCAATGCCTAAATCCAGTAAATCTTTTCTAGTTACATTTCCTTTATACTTATTGTATGTCTTTATAAGTTCTTTCCATTGTTTCTCAGTTGGTCTAGCCATCCAACCCTTTTTAACCATGTCTTTGACATCTGTGAGAGTAAATTCTTTTAAATCGAGTTCTTTTATTTCGCTTCTACCTATCACATCAAGTATTGATTCTTTATTAATACCACGAGATTTTGGACCACCTCTTTTACGAGTTGCTTGTAGTTCTGCTTTTGTGTCAACAATTGCTTTCATCATTATCTGCATAACATCTCTGTCTAACAGTCTTTGTATTTGTTCAAAGTCGCCTCGTTCTGCCATCTTAGTAAGTTCTGCAAGTTTACGAACTACACTATCTTCTATTTGATTAAGCATAAGTCTACCATATCCTTGAATTAATACTTCAGGATTATTAGGGTCTTCTTTGTTCCACTCCCAAATCTGAGAATCTTCATCTAATTCTTGCTCACTAAACTCGTCACTAAAGATTCTTTTAATTAATGAAGGTTTCTTACCTGCTTTTGGTAGAAATGATGCAGATGATGTTCTTGACCTAATTGTTGGAGTATGTCTTAATCCCGACTTACCACCCATACTGTATAATCCTCTACCCTCATTCTTCTTTTCACGTTCTATTCTCGCTTTTTTGATATAATCCATCAATACCCCATATGATAGATTGCGTGAGTCTAATCCGTCTTCTTCAGCCATTTCTTTGGCACGCATCATCTCATAATATGAGTCTAATGAAGCGGAGCCAGAACTTTCTACTGGGAATTCTTTGTTAGATGTTTTAAAATCTGGTTTACGCATTACAGTCTTTACGATTAAATCAAGTTCTTCGTTTTCTCTATCCCAACGTAATGCAAATGGCATATTAATATCAGTTACTAAATCTTTCATTACTGCTTCTTGGTCTGGACCCATCTGTGCGATTGGCTGACCCCAACGTTTGTATTCTTGTTTGAATAAACGTGTAAGTTCACTTGCTGTGATTTGTTTGCCATTACGTTCATCATTTACTCTGTCGAGGAAGTGACGTGTAAATTCTACATCAATACCGACTTTACCAAATATTCTATCAGCAAATGTTTCTAACGCTTCTAGGTCAGATGAAGTAATTTGTTTGTCTAATTCGTCTAATCTCATTATAATTCACCTTTTGAGTACTCTTGGATATCTGGTGGTATGCCCATGCCACGTATTGTGTTATTGTCTGTAAACGCCATAAAGATTTTTCTTTGTTCTTCAGTAGTTAGATTCTTTTTAATGGCTTTAACTAATGTTTCATAACTGTATAAATCTTCACCGTTATCAAGACCTAGGTTCTTAGCAATTTCGTCTGCTGTCTTCCATGGTCCAGCAATAATTTTATTGTTATTCTTCTTCGTATACCCATCACCACTCTTCTTAGGAACAGGTCTACGCAAAACTCTTACTAGTCCATCTCTCGGACTAAACATAAATCTTTTTGATTGAAGTGGTCTGCCATCATCAATCTTTTCTTCACTATCTTCTATATCTTTCATTCCAGCAATTGAGGCAATCATTAGATTACGATATACA